GTAAAGTTTCCTGTGATTACTAAATCCTTAACCATACCTGTTTGTACGTTTGAAAAGGTTAAAGTAGTATTAGCTGATAATGTTTTTGTAAATACCGCAGCAGAACTAAAATCTACATCACTTGCAGATATAACCGCAGCAGTTGTAAATTCAGCCCCCATTTTAGCATAATCTATAACATCGTTTGCAATAGTTAAAGCAGTTGCTCCTGTTACATCTCCTGTGTGTGTTTGGTTGTAAAGGTTAGTAGAACCTTCAGAAATATCATCTGAATCTAAAGTAACTACTCCTGTTTGACCATTTACAGAGTTTACATCTGCTGCATCATCACTATACAGTTCGGTAAAGTTATCATTGATTTTATCAAAGGCGGTTCTTAACGGATCCCCTGTCCCATCGTTAGCAACGGTGCCTATATTGATTGTTTGTTGTGCCATTTTTTTATTTTATTATGTTTCTGTCGCGTCTGCTTTATATAAAGTTGTATCTGCTGTGAATACGGTTTGGTCAGCAGTTATATATGAACCTCCTGCAGTTAAAGGGTAAACAAACCCCCATCCATTTGCTTCGTTAGCATTTCCCCACCAAGATTCTGAATATATTGCTCCCCAGCTCATTTAGTTTCTTTTATATTATAACAATTAATTTTTTTACTTTTTGTTATATAAGCTAAATACTGTTTTAACTTAACAACGTTTTGTTGTTTTGGTTTATACTTCATAATACCCAGCCTTGAAAATTTGCATTTGTATCAGGATATTTGTCATCATTTGAGTTTGTATAATACTCAGGGAATTTTGTACTTGCATAAAAAGTCATATAACTAATAAACCTGTCAGTATAATACTGGGCTATATTTCTTTCTTTTTGTACTAAAAAATCAACTTCATTTTTATCTACAGTTGTAGCATTTTCGCTATTGTGTTTAAATACACCTTTATTTGCTATTGTATAAGCTGCAAAAGGTAAATACTCAACCATTGCCCAATGGATTAACATGGGTTTTATATGATCGTTTACTAATGCAAGATAATCGCCTGTTAAGGTACTGCCTTCAATATCGGTTTGTATTTTATTGTAAAGGTCAGTTCCTAAATAGTTTTGTATATGTATATCTTGTGCTATTTTGATATACTGAAGGAATTTGTCATTATCCACATTACCATTTACGGAAGTGAATTTTACTAAATCTTTTCTAGTTATAAATAGTGCTTCTGCCATTACTTACGAGGTTTTAAAAATCCTTCATGTTCCATATCTTTAGGCTTTGTACTAACCTTTAAATCATTTGGTTGTGGCCTAAAGCCTTGTCGTTTTGCTTCTTCAGTTGTAGTTTGTGCATTTGGGTTATTTACATCTGGTTGTACATCTTTTGCCATGTAGGTTTTTCTTAACCAAAAATGGTGACAAGCTCCACCTCCTTTATAAAACCATATATCATAAGTATCTGCACCTTTTGGACCCCAGCCTGCATTAACTGCCATTGTACTCATACGCATAATATCTTCCTTGCGGTATATTTTTGCATCTGCTACCATTTTTTTACAAAACTCCCTACTATTTTCTTGTGTTTTTAGTGGTGCGTATTGGTAACGTACTTTAAATTTCATATCATCTACTTGACCATCTTGCTCGCTTTGAGCATTTGGTATAGCTGTACCTGTACTGGCTAAATTAATCATTTTATCTAATGCTTCTTCTTGGTCGTAGTCTACTGCACGTTCATCAACAAGTTCCCAGTTATCTAAGTCCTCCTCTTCGCCAAAATCACTAAGCAAATCAAACATTTTGTTGTCGTCAAAAGTAGCTGATAGCTTTACGCCTGTTTCTTGTTCCCTTGCTTCGTCAGTTATTGCGTTTTCGGTATCAATAAATGCAAGCGGTTGTAAAGTTTTAAAGTAAAGTTTTAAAGCAATACCATTAACTGCTAAAATATCGTCTATATGCTCGCAAATTAGTTCTTGGTAAGGTTTTATAGTTATATTGTCAAAAAGTAAAGCAGCGGTCTTTATTTCATCCGCATTTGATCCTAAACCATTATTTTCAGTTCTAATACCTAAAAGTAGTGGACTAGTTACTCTGTGTGCTACAATTAACTTTTTAGAACATTCGTTAGATAAATATTCGTAGTGCTGTGGTGCATCGTTTAATGGAATATCGTCAACCGTTGTTTTAGCTTCAGCATTGTTGTTAAAGGCAATTATTACTTTTTCGCCTCTTGCGCCTGTTAGCTTGTGCATTACATCATTTTTGATTTGCATTTGCTTTTCACGGTCAGGCACGCCATTGTTAAAGTTGACTACCTTTGTACCACTAAATCCATTTTGTACATCGTTTATTAAATAGTCGGCTATCTCGCTTTCTAATTCAGCATAAGCTAGACCACCTTGATAATCTACTGGACAATAGTAATCATATCCTGAAACGTAACGTTTTACTATTTTAATTTCAGGTTCTTTACCATTACCAAAACCAAAAGCAGCAATTCGCTGAGGTTTGTCGCTACGTTTTACCTTTACCCAATTAGGGTGATAGTAATATGCTTCTATTTCGCCATTATCGTTACATTTTTCTGCTCGTAATGTTTGGCGTGGAAAGTGTTCAGCTCTTACTACCTTACCATTTTTATAAAGTACTTGAAAAGAACCCTCGCCTAATAGTTTAAGGTCTAATACAAGTTTACGCAAACAGTTATCATGAAAAATAGAGCGCATTGCAGCATACTCATCAGGCTTTTGGTTACTATCTAACGCATCAAGCCCTTTTCCATATACCATATTTACAACCCCATTAATAATTGAGTTATTTGTAGTTGAGTTAGTATAAAGTTCTATTAGGTAAGAATAGTAATCGTTGTCATCTCCGTATTCAACCCAGTCACGATTCTTGTCTTCGCTTATTTTAGGGCGGTTGTAGGAAGCTAAATTAACTATATGTAAATTATCCATTATAAAGTAATAAACTCGTTATCTGTATCGTTATAAATATACTCATTTTGGTTTACCGTATAAGCTGGTAAATTAGTTTGGTTTGTACAGTATATTTTGTCTTTAAATATTACATCACTTCCGCTTTTTATTGTTAGGTTATAAGTAACATCTTGCGTAAGCGTAAATACAGCATTATAACGGTTGTAATACAAGTTTTCAGTTATACTTGTAGTATCTACGTTGTGTGCTTCTGTATTAGTTGTTTCATTCACTATTGTAACATTATAAGTGTTACCACTTGTGTATGTTCTTGGAATGAAGTCTATATTTTGTGCTGATGCACTTTGTTGTAATACTATCATATTTATACAATAAAAATACTACAATTTTGTTATAATAAAAAAGGGCAGCATATAGCCACCCTCTTTAACAAATGAATACTCAGTTTATGAGTTTGTTCCTTCTGTAATTGTTACAGTTGCAGAAGCCATTCCATCAAATGGGTCAGCACTTGTTGGTGATGCTACAAAGTTAGCAGGTTTTAATTCAGTAGCTGAAAGGGTAAGGGTATATCCGCTTAGGTCTCCCATTGCTGCTCCTGTTGAAATAGTACCGCCAGTTACTTCAGCCCCATGCTCAAGCCCCATTACAAAAACATTTCCGTTGTAATCTTCAACAGCTACATGAGGTCTTCCGTATGCTAAAAGTTTAATTTCTTTGTTATCCTCTTTGCTTAACTTTTTAAGTGTTAAGTTTAAAGTTTGTTCAAAAAAAGTAGTACCATTTTCACGTGATGAGGTTATAGTTTGCTCAAAGCTACTATTTCCTTTTAATTCATATTTGTAGGCAGTAAATGTTCCTGACATATCTGTAATTTCGTCGTTTGTTTGCGTTACAGTACCATAGTCACCATGATCTGTAAAATATACCGCTTTTAGTCCGCCGACTACGTCTTTGCAGGGTTCTTTTCTACCTTTCGTTAAATCGCATGCCATTTTTTATATGTATTAAAAAAAGGGTAGGCAGGTGCAATCCCTTACCTACCCTCTTTAGTTATTTATTATTTTTATTAGTTAGCAGAGTTGGTAATACCGTAAGTTACGATGTCATCAACAATACCATACTGAACACCAGCAGTAAAACGCATTACTACACGAATGTTATCAGAACCGTCAAGGTCACTCATGTCTAATACTTTTACTTCGTTATGATCAGCAAGAAGCCCAGTTCCAAAGAATAGGTTGCTTTTTTCAGCTGCGATAGCTACGTTGTCACCAAGACCATTAGCTACGAATAATTTAACACCATCAAAAGAAAGTGAACCGTTATTCCACCACTGAGTTCCCATTGCGTTTGTACCTGCTGCTCCTAAACCTGAAGCACCAAAACCGCCTAATGCACGAACATAAGCACGAGCAATATTCTGAGAAACATAAATATTAAGGTCTTCGCTACCATAAAGTGTAGAAGGGATAGCGTCAACAATTTTACCTAATTCAGTAATTACGTTTGCAGCAGTTACAGTAGTACCAGCAACTTCGTTAGCAGTTGGTAAAGCAGCATCTAATGCTAAAGTAGTTGAAAAACCATCAAACTGTCCGCTAGTAGCAGTTGAACCAGCCCAAATTGATTGCTCAGTTCTTTGTGCAACTTTAGCAGCTACATGACCGATTAAGAAATCGCTAAATGAAGGAGGTAAATTGTGATGAGCTGAATATCCCATTTGTACAGCTTCCCAGTCAGAAATAAAGTCTTTTTTACAAAGTTGTAAATTTACTTGTTGGAATTCTGGTTGTAGTATTCTTTCAGTAAGTGTAATTGTAGAAGTTGCTGTAAAGTCACAAGACGCATCTTTTACTAAGTCGTCAGTTGATACCTTTTTAATAACTTCTTTAAATTTTACGTTGGGTTTTACTGTAATCCCACCGTTTTCAATTGTGCTCGCGCTAAGTAAAGCTGCAGAAATATACTGTCCTGCAAATTCGCCTGCGTATGAGCTAGTGATTGAAGTAGTTGTTGCCATTTTTTGTTAATTTATTTTTTAATGTTAGCTATTTTTGCAAACACTCTATCCGCTGTGGTCATTTCTCTTTTTTGACCATAAAGGTTAAGGTTTGTCTTTTCTTCTCTTTCAGGATTGTGTGTAACTTTAGCTACTGGCTCTTCAGCTGATAATTCAACAGCTTCTGTAACTTGTTCGCTAAGTTCTTCCTTAGTTTCTTCTACGATTTGTTCAGCACTCATTTCTTCCTTAGGCTCTAGCATTGCTTTAATTTCTTCAATCATTGCTTTAACCTCTGCGAGTTCTTCTTTTGTTGCGTAGTTCATTTCTTCTTTTTCTTCTTCAGCTGCTTCAATTTCAATTTCCACATCTGCTTCAGCTTCTTCTTCTGCTGATTCACCTATGGCTGCAATAATGCCTTCTTCTTTAACAGATAACATTTCGCCATCTTCTAAAGTGTACTCGCCAATAGGTAACGCTACTTTTTCATCTTCTGTTACAATAAATACTTCGCTACCTACTGCAAAGTCTTCACTTTCTATAACAGTTCCGTTTTCCAAAGTAGCTTGCGCTAATTTTACTTCTTGGGTTTCTTCTTTAAGGTCAACACCAACAAGTTCTTTTACTTTGTTTAACATGTCTGTCGCTTTCATATAATTAGTTATATTTAATACAATAAGTTAATAATAGGTTTGTTATATTTTTAACTAGTAATTCCTGTTATGTTACCTATGCCTTGAGCTTGAAAACTACCATCACAGCATTTTCGTGAATAGGTTTTACCATCTTTACAAAGGCATCCTCTATTATTATTTTTTGGACTGGGGTTTTTGCTAGTATCTTCTTTTTTCATTAGCTAAAGTCTGCGTTTTGTGTTCGTTGTATAAAGTAAATAATATCCCAAATTAAAGCACTACCTCCATTTGCAGTAACCCTCCAATCTGTTCCATTTGCAACAAAACTTGCATCCGCATAATATTGAAACATTTGATGGAAATCGTGAGTCACATCGTTACCTTTTGCAAAAGTAATATCACTTTTTATTCTATCGTAAGGTGTACCGTTGCCTCCTTGAAAGTGCATACTTAAATATGTTTGATTAGCATTTGCTGCTGAATATCTAAATACTACTGTTATTTGATAAACATCATTTTCGTTTATAGCAAGTACTTTTTTTGTAGTTCCGTTATAGAAATTAATTGAAGGATGACTTTTATATACTGCCCCTGCGTTATTAGGTAATACTACTTCAACACCATCAGATAGTGCTAATTTATTAGATAAGGTGTATATTGTATCATCGTATCTTGCCCAACCGTTTACAGTTATTACGTTTTGTGGATATACCACTACATTACTACCGTTGTGACCCATATAAAGGGCATCAGTAGTATGTAGCATTGCACCATCCTCAATATTTACTGCGTTTACTTCAGCTTGATTTGTGTGTTCAACGTGAACTTTATAAGCCGAATTAAATACGTTACTCATTTTCTATACTTTTTATTTTTGCTTCAGCCCAAGACTTTGCACTTTTGCCACCCCAAAGTAAATAAGAAATATAACCGCAATCAGTCTTTTCACCTTTTTCGTAATACACCTCAGCCCTTGAAAGGTAACTAAACATTCTTTTAATTGTTTCTAAGCTGACAGGTTTACCTTGTGCTAATTGTTGAGCTCTAACTTTTCCTACTTGGGTAGCGCATTTATTATTGACTGCCTCGTTTAATTTAAGTCCTCTTTTAGCGTTGTTTTTTACTGACTCGGGGTAATCACTATACGATTCCATTTCTAGTCTTTTACCATCCTTTAAACGCTTGTCTTGTTTTACAATGCCTTTAATTTGTTTTAATAGGTAAGCAGCTTCCTCTTCTTCTATTTGTGCTAACTCATCTTTTATGGTTTTGTCTTTTGGGCGTTCAGCCTTGTCTGCAAAATAACCTTCAATACTAAAACCTTTTACTCTACCAGTTTTAACGTAGTTATCCCAAATGTCATCATTTAGTACTTTCATAGAAACCATCCAAGTTCCAACTGGCACTTCCATACCGTAGTGGCGTGACTTGTCTTTTTCACTTTCTACTATCCAGCTTTCAACAACGCTTAACCCAGTAAGTGGCATTTGATGCTCTAGCGTGCTTTTATTTTGGTTACCATTTATAAAAAATAACTCACTAGCTTTACGAACAGTACTTTTAGAAAAATAAATATAATATTCATGTTCGCCACTTTTACGGTAAATAGGCTTATTGGGTATTAAGGCAGCACCCATTAAAATACGCTTTTCACTATCTACTTCTGCAAGTTTAAACTCTTGCCCTTTAAGTGCTATAAAGTCTTCTTCTATTGCTGGGTATTCTACAACGCTAATAGCTTCAATACCTATTGCTTCTTGTTCGTCTATAAAAAGTTCTACTATATCCATATTAATACAATACTTTTTTTACTTTTTTGTTACCCAAGTGATGCGCCTTTAACAATGTTACGTTCCAACGCTTGTGCATTTGTCACTTCGTTACTTACTACAAACGCTTTAATAGGTCTTTGTTCTCTATCACCTAAAGCCTGTGCTAATTGGTTTTCTGGTGCCGAACCTACAATATTAAAAGCTGGGGCTTGTACTGGTGCTAAGGCTACCGAACCACCACTATCCATTCCAGCTGCAGAACCTTTAGCCGCATTTACAGCAGCTTTAACACTAGATATAATCCCAGCAGCTTGTGCCGCAAACGCAAGTAATAAAGGAATGTTAGCTGGAAAACCTACTTTAGCTGTGGCTGCTGCACCTTTAGCAACATCAACACCTGCTTCGCTTGCCCTTAATGTAACACGCTGTAATGTAGCTTTAGCTTCAGCAATTTGTTCCCTAACTAACATGGCTTGGCGTGCAATAAATAAGGCTCGCCCGACTTTTGTTTCTGCGCCTGCTGCTTCAATAACAGCATCTAAAGTTTCGTATATTTGTTGTCTTCTTGCGAGGGCTAATTGTTTGTTTTTTTCTTTTTCTTCTTCAATTAAAGCATCTTGAATAGCAGCTTCTTGGTCAGCATAATATTGCAATAACTCTATTTTTTGCTCTTCAGTTGCATTTAATTCTTCTAACCTTAATAAATCCCTTGACCTTTGTAAATGTAATTTTTGTAATTCAGTTTTGGCTTCAGCATCCTCATTTTTAATACGGAACTCATCGCGTATTTTTTGTATATCTTCTTGGCGTTTGGTTTCTTCTGCAAGTATTTTATCGGCTTCAGCTTTGGCTTTTTCTTCTTCTGCTTTACGTTCAGCAGCAGCTTTGTCAGCTTCCATTTTACGCAACCCAGCAGCTACGCCTAAAAGTTCTTTATTTCTTACTAAACGTTGTTCTTGTAATTTAATTAAATCAGCTTCTAATTGTGCTTCTTCATCAAGGTCTTCTTTAGTACTTTCACTTAAACTATTTTCTTGTCTTTTAACGTCTAACCTTGTTTGTGCTAACTCTATTTCTTTATCTGTAATTTCATTTTCTAATTTTGCTGCTGCTTCTAAAAACCCTATACGTTGTTCAGTGGTGTATTTATCAACCTCAGCTGCTTTAGTTTTAAGTTCATTTATTTTAACATTTGTTTTAGCACGTTCTACTAATAATGCACGTTCCTTTTTATTTGCGTCTGCTATTTTGTCTGCTAATTCGCCAGCAAGTTCTAATTCCCTTTTGGTTTCTTCGCCAAAATTTGCTATCCTAGATTTTAATTGATCAAATGCTTCGCCTGCTTTTGCAAAATTACCAGTAAATACGTTATAAATAGTATCACCTAAACTGTAAAATATATCACCTATATTACCAGCAATTACTCCAAGTTGCTTTAGTATTTTAGCCATTCGGTTTTGACCCTCCTCACTTGAAGTAAATGCTTTTGTTAAGGATACAACCGCAATAATTAAAGCACCAATACCAGTTGCTATTATAGCACCTCTTAAAGTACCAAAACTTTTAACCACACCTTTAAGCGTACCTGTAAGCCCTTTGAATTTAGTTATCGCGCCACCTGATACTTGATCAAGCTGGTTACCTAGTTCGCCAGAGGTTTCATTTGTTTTTTCTACTTGTTTTTCTAGACCTACTATTTGTTTATTAAGCTGCTCAATATCATAAGCAGCCTCTTTGTATTTAGCCTCAAAGTCTATTACTACCTTTTGTCCCATAGTCCGTTTTTATATTGCGTTAAACCCTCTTTTAATGTTTCTGGGTATTTATACTTACCTAAGGCAATATCTATATATTTGCCATTCCATTTTTCGCTTCTTGCAAATTCTAATAGATCTAATATATTTTGTATCATTTTGCGGTTGCTCCTTTTTGTATTCCAAATCTAATATCTGATGAATTACACCAGCCCATAAACATTCGTACAGTATATATTCCTGGGCTCATTCCTGTTTTTCTAATTACTTGTGTAGAGTTACTTAATGTTCCTTGGAACCATTGAGTTACTGAACCGTTTTCGGTTGCGTTGCTTTCTTCAATATACACTATTCCTACATTTGCAGGTAATGAACCAGTTCTAATATAATTTAATACAATATCAGCTGAGTTATTATATATAGCTGTATAAGCAGCAGAATAACCATCTACACCTTTAGCAACTGTTGAATATAACATACCTACATAAGTAGCTATTTCTTTTCCTTTAGAACTTGTTTTATTAAGCTCTACAGGTGTAGCCTTTGCTCCAATAGTTGCAACTTCACTAATTGTAAAATTGTTTAACAATCTACCACCTGCTAAATAAGAATCAGGGTCGCATAAACTAGCTGGGCATTGGTAAGAAGCTACAACCGTTGCGGTATCAAATTCAACTACTATGTAATTAGTAATTAGTGAATAATAAGGTTGTGTTGAAACGTTGTCCACAGATATTGCTAAAGCCATGTATTTTCCAATACCTGAACTTGTACCGCTTATTGTTGGGAATGAATTACTTCCCCCAGTATAATCATTAGTAGTTGCTATTTTTATTTTGTCGTTTACTCTAGGTATATCCCTGTTTCCATTGTGATACCATTTTTCAAATGTTACAAACTCTCCACATTTACCTGCTCCTTGAGTCACATTTTGTTTCGCATCTATTTCAGCTAGAGTAGGTATAGTACTATAACCTGTAACATTACCAGCACCAGCACTAAGTACAAAGAAACTAGTTTGTAAAGTATCGCCTGGATCAGTTGTAGCACTAATAACAGAACTTATAACATTAGCTTCAGCAAAGTTTATATTATTGTTTGTTTTAACATAGAACCTCGCATATCTTGTTGCTGGGTGCGTTAAATTTAGTATTCTTTTTTGTTTAGTTCCAACAGTTAACGATGGACTACCTTCAAGCCTTATAGTTGATACAGTTGTTATGTTAGCATTTGCTTTAAGTGTATCAATATTATCACTAGCTGTTAAATAAGATTGCTGGCTTGCTATTAAGAAACCATATTCATCAATATTTGGTATATCACATATCGTTCCTGAATCTAGTATGTCAAACGAAAATTCTACATAATCAGTTCCATTAACTTTTGTGCCTGTACTTATTGTTGCAGGTGTTACATCACAAGGTTGAGTTCCATCGTTAGTAATATCGTTACCACTTATGTTAGTATTAATTTCTTCATCTAATGGAGGCGAATCAAAGTCCTCATTACCTAAACCACCTGTATAATCAGCTGTAAATACTGTTGAATCAGCAGTTAACTCATCGGTAGATGAATCGTAGTTTGTATTATATTTATTAGTATTTGTTGGTGCAGCTATTGGAATAATGGTATCAGTTCCACCTACAGACTGTGTACTTATTATGTTTGTTAATACTAAATCACTTTTGTTTGTTTCAAAATTTGTTGTTAATTCGTTTATGCGGTAAAGTTTATCAAATATCCTAATATTATCTGCTAACGTAAGCGTTTCAGTAATCCTTAAAGGTAAAAAAGCTGATATTTTAGTAATTCGTTTTCTTAAATCAAATAGGTCTTTTATATAACCCTCATAATAGGTTTTAAATAATGTTTTTTCATTTGGTATGCGTACATATTCATCTATTTCACTATGGAAATTTAATGATTGTGTCATGTCGTCAATTGTAGTACCTGTCCAAGTAGTTAATGAATTTGAAGGCATGTAAGGGTCACTAACATCTACTTTGTCATTAGCTATATTACGAGTAGCTATTGAACCACTACCCGACTTAACTGCATAAAATAATAAAGGTTTACCTGAACTTGATTGTTGTGCTTCATCAACAAACCACCCCCACTGAACATTAGTTAAAGCCCCAGTATTAATGTCATTTAACCTTTCAAATAAAACATGCTCAAAAGGTAATTTTATTTCGTAAAAACTACCCTCGTATTTTGCCTGTGATTGGTATTCTAAAGTACCCCATCCTTTATTATTTAACTGCTTAAATGTTTTAGCTAAAAAAGTATCTAAACCTTCGTATGTTAAATTGACTTGTTTATAAGGTATTGGGGCATCTACTTGACTTTCATCACTTATTACAAAAGGCGTAATATCGTGGGTTATATTAGATGAATTATAATAATCATTTAACGTTTGTACTACTATAATATTAGAATCATTTACATACGCAGTTAAATTAAACATTTTAAAAATACCAATTAAAAAGTCTAATATTTTTATGTCTGGTAACTGCGAAACTATAGATATATTTGTGTCGGTAAATGTTTCAAGTGTTGAATTTAATGTAACACTTTTATTACCGCCTAAAAACCTAGTATTTACTCTTACTAGTAATATTTCCATGTCAAAGGTAGTGGCTGAAGCTGTTTCTATAAAAAAAGTAAACTCACCGTTATCAACTATTATAGCGTTATTTTCAGGTGTATAATCAGCTACATTTATACCATTTACTTTAGTGCCTGTTAAATCATTAAAGCGTTTAAATTCTTGCCCATTCCTTTGTATAACTAAATTGTATTTAGCAGAACCTAGTGCTGGGGTTATTGTTACTTTATAATGAAATTCTATTTTAACGTCAGCATTGTTTATTCTAAAATTATTAGAACGTACTATTAACTCATCAAATTTATCCCCTGTTATTTGTAGCCTTGTGAATTGTTGAGCTTTATCTTGGTCAATAAACAAACCTCCAGCTTTTGTGTGTAGCCAAATGTATAAATTATAAAAAGCTGCATTATCTTTATTAAAAAAGTCTGTACTGAATTTAATATCGTAATGCGTTTCTATTGCTTTTATTATTGCATATAATTTTAAAGCTGGTTTTAATTCTGTAAAAGGTACGCCATTGTTTGAACCAGTTGTATATAAATTATAAGTTTCATTTAAACTTGAATCATATATAAGCCTGTTTGTGTGTGTTATTAACGGGAATATAATACCGTCAGTTATTTGTTCAGCACCTATAACCGCATCTTTTCCATCTGTTAAAAATGCTTCAATATTAGTGTCGTTATATCTAAAATCAAAAGAACTTAATTCGGTAAGGTTTGCAAGTTTATCCTCGCCTAATAAATCAGGTAATAAAACAGTATTCCCAAAAAATGTTATTCTATAATTTGCTGCTTCGTTATTTCTTAAACTAGCACCCTCTAATCTTATTTTACCTTTTTTAAATGGTTTATAGTTTAAATGTATTTCAGCACTTTTTTTAGTTCTTGCATCAAAACCCTCAATAAAATAGTTGTAAAAATGCTTAAATATTTTGTTATTGTTTTTAGATGCAGGTACTGTAAACGTTCTAGTATAATCAGTAAATATTTTTTCAATATCCCTAACATCTTGTATAGATTGCGTTAGGGTTATAGATTCATCTTGATATAGTTCTACTTCTTGACCCTCAATGTATAACTGTATTTGTAGCATTTACCTAATGTTATTTATTTTATTAAATGCAAACTCAAAATCAATAGTATAATTTATTAGCCTGTCATTTAAAGAAGTTTTCTTTTGTAGGTTTTTAGTTACTGGGTTTATAGGTAACGTTTTATTGTCCCATCGTATCCAAGCATTTTCTGTAATAAGTAACTGCTCAATAGTACTATTCATATCCTCATTAATAAAACCTGTATTTAAAGATATGCTAGTATTTGCATTTACGTTATATAGTTGTCTTTGTGTAGAATATAATGGGTATGTTACCGAACTTGTATTAATGGTATTTGTTTTATATGATTCACTTGTAATGTCAAAAGTTTCAGTAGTCTTTTTGAAAAAATACAAGTCTTGATAAACACCAAATTTATTTATAAAAGTAACTTTATAAGGAGTAAATTTTGGCTCACATATATTTGTTACTTTAATTGTTTTTAGCAATGTAGTATCATCCGTATCATAAATCTGAATAGTATTGCTATCGGCAGGAATGTCCACATATTGTATTTTTTGATTTGAATTACCGTTATCTATTATTTGTGTATCTACACTATCTATTGTTACTTTACCTACTCCTTCTGCAAATATTGGCAACTTTCCAGCTACTCCTTCAGGTAAGTATATATTATTAGCACTTATTAAGGCGTGCCTTTGTAGTTCTGGGTTTATTTCTTCATCAAAATAACCATAACCATCTAAAGCAATATAATTAAAAGACTGAGGGTTGTTATAATTAAATAAAGCCCCAGTATCGTCATAATAATAAACAACTGCGGTAACCCATTTTGAATTACATACATAATCGTTATTGAAATTAAAACTTATATAATCCCTAATTAATTCAGATACTTCAAGTACAATATTGTTTTCGCCCTGTATTACTGATTTTTCTAAAGTGTATTTTAAATCGCCATTGTCGTAACTGCCTTGAGTTCCGTCATAAACATATAAGTAAAGTCGTATGCTACCTAGTGCCATTTTTTAAAGTTTTACAGAAAATCCTAAACCGCTATCACTACCATCTGTAGGACAATCACAAAGGACTATATCCATTATTATACCATTTGAATCTATTTGCCAAGCGTAAAATTTACCTGTTCCCTTGCCTATTGTTACTCCAGAAGTACTTGAAACTGCATAGTAAAAGTTACTACCATCAAAGGGGGCGTTGTTTCGGCACACTCTTTCCCCTAAAGCAGTTGTTACTGATGAGCCTGTACAAGTAACTGCTGTTCTTACAGAATAAGTTGAATCACAATAGCCGCCTTCAGCTGTTTTGGGTGCAGCTAAATAAAAACTATTTGACCCACACAAAGCTGCTGCTGCTGGTTGTGTTATAGTTTTTGTACAACTTATATCACTGCCTCCACTATTTGAATAACCACTAGAAGGAGGTGTAACGTAAAAAGTAACGCTTCTTGAAGTATCTACTGAAACTGTATCAAAACTTAAAGGGCTCCATCCAGATATTGTTCCTAAAGAATTATTACCTTTTAATACTGAACCTTTTGATGATATTTGTTGTCCACTTAAATTAGCAAGTTCACAAGTAAATTCTGGATTTGCTGCTGGTTGTGTAAATGTTTTACTACATTCTAAAGTACCACTATTAGAATAACCTGCTGGTATTGTTAAATCAAAATATAAGGTAACACTTCTGTCGCTTCCAGTTGTGTTTGCAGGGTAACTAGTAATTGCTGAACCTCCTGAACTGCTTTTAATAGTTCCAACGCTTGCTACACTTGTAGGCTTTACAATAGTACCGCTTTGTGATATTGAACCACCTGTTAAGTTAGCTATTGTACAATCAAATGCAGTTGATGGCGAACTTACCGTAACGCCTATACTTTGTGTAGCTGTACAAGTATTACTGTCGTTGTCGTATGCTGATACTTGTAAAGTTGTTGAACCACCAATAGAACTTGAAACAATAGTTAAATTAGTTCCAGTTACAGTAGCTGAAACTAATGATTTGTTTGGATTGTAAACAGTATAACCAGCAATAGCTGAACTGCCTTGTGTAAAGTAAGAACTTAAATTTATAGTAACACTATCACCGTCAACTGCTAAACTTTGCGCTGAAATGCTTCCATTTGTCGTTGGTCCACCTGAACAAGTTGTTCCTGATATATATGCAGGTTGTGTAATACTTTTAACGCAGTCTATATAACCATTCTCACTATTGTTAAATCCTGATGGTATAGCTATTCTTACAGTTAATATTCTTGTTGTGGATGTTGTTTCTACAGCAAATTTGTCGTTACTAAAGTCAGGGTCTGTTGACGTTATAGAAAGTACAGTTCCATAATCTAATACTGGGTCTATTATTTGCCCTTGTTGGTCAATAGCTAGGTTTTGTATATTTGCTATTTCACAAGTAAAAAGCGGTTCAGGTACCGATGGTTCTGTTAAATTTAAATAAAATGGGCTTCTTACGTTAATTTTTGTGCTCATCGTAATCTATCTTCTTTTAATGTATATGCTAAAAAGTCTTCCACGTCAAGTGCGTATGACTTAGCTAATTCTTCTGGTAGTTTTTTAAAACCTTGTTGAAATGGTATAGTAAAAAATAAACTGGGTTTAATACCTTTTTTAAATATACTATTTGCTAATATATGCCCTATTGTTGTGTAATTACCTTTTTTAAATTTACCACTTTCATCTCTTAGCCTTATATTGCGTGCTTTTGCCCATTTAGCTAATGGTTCGGCAGGCGGTTTTTTATCCCTAAATGAATAAGGCGTATCGTATTTTTTATCTTTACCACTTACACCCTTGTCAATAAATACGCCATAGTCTTCCATTATAAACTCAACACGGAATGAGTTTTCACTAGCTTTAACATCACCTTTTAAACTATTATATAAGTCCTTAGATACGTTTTTTTTGCCTTTGGTTAGCCTTGTCCTGGCTTGTTTAATAACAAACTTTTTAAAAGCATCTAATACAGCTTGCGTTCTTTTAATTTCCATTAGTCACAAATTGTCATATCGTTTTGTACCACTACGTCAAACGTAGCTGCCCAGCCTGCAAGTTTATTTTCAAACCTGTCTACAAATGGTTCACAGCTTACATCGCCCTCTATTTGGTAAAGGTTAGTATATAAGTCGCCACGCTGTAAAAGGTTTATTACTCTTGTTTGTACTGCTAACTGGGTATTTAATACGTCTTGTTCGTTATCGTTTCCTACAAATATATCAGTAACCGCATCTTTACTAATGTCAACAACATCCATTGAAAGTATGCTAATATTAAAGGTTAATGTTTTAGTTCCTATTGTTGTGTTATTTACTATAACATGCGAAAGTGGAAATATTGTAGTTTTGTTTAAATCAACATCATCAATAGAACCAAATGTAACTGTATTTACAAACGGTTCAGCTTGTAATGCTTCTTTTATTTGTTTTGTAACGTTGTAAAAACCTTTCATCGTTTTTTAATTAACTTCTTTTCTAATTCTACCTTGTCCTTTTCAAATGCTAAATACAATAGGCATTGATGAACGTTTAATTTTGTAACCTCGTCAAATCTGGTAACATCCCCTTGAGCCAAACCATAGATTGACTGGAACCAGCCCCACTTAGCCCCAAACGTTCCATCTGCTGAATAGTCAGTGTGTTCGGTATCTCCTTGTGTAAATAACTCAGGATAGTTTGTACTAATTCGTTGCTTAAATTGTAAAAAAAAACCATAGCACCAAACACAATGTCTAAAGGCATTTTTTTAAACGTATTGGCTTGTTCTAAGCCCTTATATTCTTCTATCTGGTACTTAGTACCCTTTTTATATTTTATTGGTCTATAAAGCACGCTCATAGCTTTGTGCATTGTTTGCCAGTCTGCAAGGTTTTCATCAAGGTCAATATATTCGCCAAGTGTTAAATCGTCAAGTACTGGAATAAACCCATACTCATTACCATCTAATTCAAAAGTTGGTATAAGTTTGTGCTTAACATCAAACACCTCATTAATTAAACCTGTTACATGCTGTACACTTTTATACTTTATAGCAGCTACATCTTTAAGGTCTAGGTTACAAAATATTTCTATCATTTTTTGCAATAAAAACATTGTATCCTCGTTTTCCTTTGTGTTTAGTTTTTCAAAACGTTGGTACTGTTCTAAGGTTATTTCGTTTAAACTTTCCGGAACTGTTATTTCTAGTTTCATAGTATATAATTACAATAACAAATATAAAACTTTGTATAATAAGAAAAGGGGCATATAGCCCCAGTTCCCAATCAAAAACAAAATGAAAAAATTTATTGACCTAATATAAATCTTTTGTAAGCATACCTGTAAGCAACTTCAATAGCTGCTTCAAGTTCAGTGCTGTTTTGTTTGTATGTTTCTTTTCCATCTATTTTTGTTTGCCCCTTGTAATCAATATATAGTTTAACCTCAACATTTTTAGTCCCTGTCGTTGTAGGCTTTTGCACTACATATATTTTTTCATACCAGCAGGCTTCTTTCATTTTATAGTATTCCAATTATTTTATCACTTATTTTGTTAGCCCATAGCATAAAGTACATAAAGAAGTACATTGATGCAATAGCTAAAGTAACAAATAAAAACGCACCGCCTATAATTTTAAGTACATTTTTACGGTTTTCTTTTTTAGTTAACTTACTAATTAAAAGATACTCAGTTGTGTTTTCCATTTTAACTTATTTTAATTAAACCTAAACCCAGTTCGTTAGCTGCATAGTTAATATGCTTTTGGGTTGTTACACTCCACCAGCCTAATTGTATAAGCTGCGTTCCTTCTATTGTGGCTACATGCGTATTATAAGAATATACTTTATTGCCATCTATTTTTAAATTCTGTTTGTATTTGTCAAGTGTCATGTTCTTTGTTTTTAAATTAATTCTATAATTAAAGCCCTGTCATCTACCGTTGCTGTTATTAAACCAGCTTCAACTAATTCTTGTATTACTTGTTGATATTCATCTAAGTATAATAATTTTAACATACCTTTTACTGTTTTAGGTTCCTTAGGCTCATCATCATGTAACCATATAGCATATAAAGTATCTGTTTGCTTTTCAAAATACCTTCTGAACATGGTATCTAGTGTTCTTAATTTTGGGGGGTAAGTGTAAATAAAATCTTCCATTTTGTTTTTGTTTTTAAATTATATACCAAATGTACAACCTTTTTTTATACTTACAAACATTTAATTAACTTTTTTTTAATTTTAACAAAATTTTAACATTTAGTAAATATAATATTCCCCTTTGTTTGGGTTTTCAAGCTGGTCGGTTAGTATATAGCGTGCAGCATCAATACAGTCTGGGTGCGCCCCTGTGGGCTTTTGTAGCGTATTACCTTCTTTGTCTTTAGACCATACATAACCCTGTAATTCTTTTTTAAGGTTTTTACTATTAGCTGTAATGTATATTTCATTTTGGTTTATTAGGTTTATTCCATACACTACGCTATCCCTGCCTTTGCTTACTGGGTAAACGTTATGACCGTAACTTTGTAGTTCTGCTATTGACTTAGGTTCTGCACTATCCGCTACTATTGTTTCGTTAATGCCTTGTTCAGTTAGGAACCTACTTATATCCCTATTTAACATTCCCTTTTTATATAACACCTCATCGTATATGTAGGCATCGTTCCATTTGTATAATGCTATTAAAGTTGTAGGATCCACACTATACCCAAAGTCCATTCCGTAACCTAAAAGCCTTGCATCAATAGGCAGGTTGTCTATTTCTTTCCAATCAGGTATACAGGCACCCTCTAAACTACCTTGTTCACCTAGTCCGTACACTTTCCACCAGTTAGCCCAATAGGTTGAGGTTTTAGCCTTTTCCCTAGCCTTTTCTATTTCCTTTACAATGCTTTCAGGTAGTGCGTCATTGTCTTTATAGGTTAAAGTAATGTAATCGGTATCGGGTTTACCTATTAGTTCTTTATCTACCCAGAACAAACTACTGGGGTTATAGTCTAACCATATTGTGCCGCTTGTTCTTATTGCTAATTGGGTGTAAGCATCAAAGGGTACATTGTTACATTCGTTTATGTATAAGTCAGTCCGCCTTGCACCCCTTAACTTGTCAGGCTGGTCTGTACTAAAAAACTCAATATAGCTGCCATTGCTAAAATTGTACTTTAAAGTGCTTTTATTGAACTGGGTGTCATTATACCTGTTTTGCCCTTTAAGTATTCCTAAGAAGTCCTTTAATGCACCTCTACGCAGGTGTGGTATGCTTTCACTAACTACACTTATTTCCTTGTAAGGGTTTTTAATAGCGTAGTCAATTAATATAGCAAGTATGGAAATTGTTTTAGAAGCAGAAGTACCGCCTTTTACTATGCGTATCCTACTTTGTAATTCCCTTAACTTTCTAGTCGCAATAGTTTGCTTAATGCGCATGCTAGTCTACAAACAACGGTAAGTCTTCGTTGATTGTAATATCTTTGGTTTCTCTAGGCTTACCAGCGTAGTAATTATAAAAAAGCTGTACATATTTAAAATCACCCCTTTGTAAACCTTGTGTAAGTGCTTCAAAAGCTAAAGGTTCTAATGGCGTTAGTTTTTCTATTAATTGTATTTCTTCAGCCTTTGGTTTACGCCCTGCGCCTTCACGTGCGCCTCCATTAAATATGCGTTTATCCATTTGAAAAAAATTGTTTATTCAATTATACAATAAAAAAAGTTAACGTTTGTTAAAAGCGTATGCCATACCCATTACAAAACCAAAGCCTATTAAACCAAAAAGTTCTACCAGTTCAGCAGCCATTATTCAACAGTTTGTAGCCCTTCTTTTTCTACCAGTTCAGGCTCGTATTTATTTAAACGTTGTGCAAAGTAACCATACTTAATCATTACTTCTTTATGCTTTGCTAGTAGTTTGTTGTATTGTTCTTCGTAAAAGCCTTCTATACTTTCTGCTAACCTAAAACCTTTAGGGTCTATTGCTATTGCCTTTTGTAGCCTTGTATTAATTTCATCATAGTTGTGTTTTAATACTTTGTCTACTTTTAACCAATGTTCCAT